GCCAGGAATAATCGTCATCGAGATAGACATGCGCTCCGTGCGCATTGGTGACGAGCGAGTACCATCCCGACGAGAGGGTCTGAAGGACACCGTCTCCATCGATATATTTGACATGCGTGATGGAACTCGCCGGGAGGAGCGGGAGCGTGACCCACTGGCACCCGGGGAATGCCGAAAAGTCTGCTCGCCATGTCTGGCTTATCAGACAGCGTCCAAGAACGCCGGCATACCCATCGAGATAATTGGTGGCGACGCCAACCAGGGTCTCGATCAGCCCGTCATCGTCCTCGTGCTCGACGCGAAGTGTAACCTTTGCCTCGGCGACCGTGACGGGGCTCAGCGCTGGCGCCACTGTCCGAACCGGCATCAACGGCATGATCGGTGTCGGGATCAGCATCGGGAATTTGCTCCTCGACCGGATCGGCCGTCTCGATGATTTCCGCGGCCTTGCGGCGCAACCACCGCTCGGCGAACGCCGGCTCGAATTCGTGTTCCGAGCCGGCCTCGTAGATGGGACCGCGTCCGCGGCCCTCGGACTCGTATTGCACGGTCCTTGTGAAGCGAACGCGGGTCATGGCGTCAGTCCGTCAGGTAGGTCAGGGGCGGATTAGTCTTGCTGCCCCACAGGATGCACGCCACCGCGCCAAGCTGCGCGTTGTTGCCGACGTCCGAGACAGCGATGCCGACGCAGTCGAACCCGTTGTCGGTGTCCAGCTCGTCAGCGTTGAACTCGATCGCGATGACCGACAGTTCTTCGGCGTTCGTCGCGCTCGACCAGGTGTTGCCAGCCGACTGCGTTTCCAGCGTCCACGTGCCCGGAAGGGTGGACGCATGGCGCTTGGTGTAGATTTCGGTGAAGTTCAGAGCCTTCGCCGAGGTGCCGGCAACCGCGGTCGCCTGCGTAACGGTGAAGGTAGGATCGTCACCCGCCGTCCCGATCGCCTTCAGGATCAGGAAGGTGCACTTCTCGTAGTTCTTCATGCTCACGTACGTGGCAGAAGTCGCGGTCTGGAGGTCCTTGACCGCAAAGATGTGAACGTTCGCCTGTTCGGCGAAAAGCGCATTGAGGTTCATTGGTCTTTCTCCGACCAGGGGAAGGGGATGCGGGCGGCTAGCCGCCCGCGCTAGCCTCAGCGCGCGGCGAGGGTGACAAAGGGCGACAGTGCGAAGCTGCCGTCACGCGACGCCACGGACGAAGCCCACCAGGGCTGACCGCCAATGCGGAGCGTGAACTTGAAGGCCGTCAGGTCCTGATCGAACCACAGGTGGATCGAGGTCTGAGACTTCAGGCCACCAGCCTTGATCAGCGCGAGGTACTGCGACAGGTCGACAAAACCGATGTCGAACACGTCGCCGACCGTTTCGCAGACCTGATGCGGGATCACCGGCCGGCCGAAGAGCGTGCCGTAGGGGTTGTTCGACAGGCCACCCGGCGGCAGGTAGACCGGCGTCTGCCCAAGGGTCATCAGCGAAAGCTGAGGCTCGGCATCCGGGTGAATGAGCCAGATGGCATTCATGCGGTTCCGGCTCGGCATCGCCGCGTACATCTTCACGACGTTCGCCGCGACGATGGTATCCGCCGTCTGGCCGGACTCGGCTGCGACAGTGACAAGGGCCGGCGAGTTCAGGAAGCCGAGAGGCTGGCCGACGCCATTGCCGCGAGCAATCGCATTGCTGACCTTGAAGTCGATCTTCTCTGCCGCCTTGCGAGCAACATAGGAGCCCATGGCCGGGGCGTCTTCAAGCAGTTCCTCGGTCATCGGCACCAGAGCCGCCAGCTTGTGCAGCCGAACGGTGTTGTCGCCGATCTTCGGCTTGGTCTGCGTCATGGCCGACGCTTCCGACTCCCAATAGGCCTGGATGCCATCAGAGCCCCACGGAACAGTGGAGTCGGACGGATAGGTCATCGAGTTCCCGGATGCGGTCTGCTGATCACAGCGCGAAAGAAGACTGTCCTCGCCAAGGACTCGCTCCAGAATGGTCGCGCGGTATTCCGGGGGAACAGCAAAGCCACCATCGCCACCGGCGCCCTCGTTCCCATAGGTCGACGCGGTCGCCGCCATAAGACGCTGATCGACATCGCCACCGCGAACGCCGGCCGTGCGAACCGCCGCCACGTATTCGCCGAAGTGGCGGAACCCGTAGGTCGCCGACTGCCGCGCGGTCTGGCCGAGAACCTGCGCACGCGGGCGCTCGGGCACGGTCTCGGCCGGGCGGGCGCGCTCGCCGCGGGCCTGCGGGCGGGCGGGAGCGTCGTCGTCGAAGGCTTCGGCATCGGCCACAGTGCGGCGACCGGCCGACGCATTCAGTTCGCCAGCCTGCGCAATCGCACGCTCGCGGCGCCCGATTTCGGCCTTGAGGCGATCGAATTCCGCGGTATTCTCGTCGATCTGCTTGGCCTCTTCGTTGTCGAGGTCCCGCTTTTCGGCGTCGGATCGAGCAAGAATTGCCTGCGTGTCAGCGACAAGCTCTTCCTGCCGCTCACGGTACTGCATGATAATAGCGTCCATTGACATCTCCTGTCTGGACTGTTTCGCCTGACGCGGTCGTCGGAGCGGCGCTTACGCCGACCGCGCCGCAGGCCTCTTCGTGATCAGGTGCGCGCGCATCTGAGTCACAGCGGATACCGCCGCCTGGCGCCGAGGGCCCAGGACGGTCGGCAAATTTCGGAACGCAAACCTCTTGGGGTCAGCCTTGGCAGCAATCGCCATGTTCGGGGCGATGCTGTCCGCAAAGCCGTTGTCGACCGCCTCTTGAGCGGTCATCCATGTTTCGACGCGCATCAAGTCGCGACACTGCGTCGAAGATTTCTTGGTCCGGGCAGAATAAATCGACGCCATCGCCTCGGAGGTCGCATCAAGACGCTCGGCCGTCGCCCTAAGCTCATCAGCGTTGCCAGCCGCGAAGGTCCATGCGTCGTGGATCATAAGGAAGCCGGCTTGAGCGATCTCGATTTTATTTCCGGCCATAGCGATGATTGAGGCAGCGGACGCCGCCACCCCATCCACAAAGACATTCACGCTGGCGTCAAAGTTCACGACCTGCCGATAAATGGCGAGGCCTTCGAACACGTCGCCGCCATACGAATTGATCCGAACATCGAGCGTCGAGACCTTGCCGACCGCCTTGAGATCAGCTGCGACCCGAGAAGCCGTTACCCCGTCGTCAACCCACCCCGACCCGATGTCGCCGTAGATCAGCATTTCAGCGCGGCCGGCGGCGCGCACGGAGAGGCGATAGCTGCTCATGGCGCGGGGGGCTCCGTCGTCTGGGTCTGTGCTGGGGCCGGGAGAACCGGGGTTGCAGGCGCAGGCTCGGCGCCGATCCGATCAAGCGGCACATACTGAGCCTGCATGACGCGAATATCGCCTTCCGGGCCAATCGTGTTTTCACCTTCGCGGCGCAAGATATCGTTGACGCTATAAGCGCCAATTTCGCGCATCGTTTTGTAGAATGCAGACCGGCTTTGCGCGTCACCGCGCATCAAAGCCTTCTCGTCCATGTTCGTGTAGTAGCTATTCCTATTCTCAAACCCAAACAGCTTGAAGTCTGCCTCTTCCTCAAACCGTTTTACCCACGGCATGACGGAGTCGGTCACAACCTCGATCGACTGATGTTCAATGTTTGAGAACGTCGCCCGTAGAAGGTGCTGCACCTTGTGCGGAGGGACGCCAAACCAGCGGCATACTTCCTCGACAAGATGCTGATTGGTCTCAATGAACTGTGATTTTTCCGGGTCGGTCTGAACCGACTTGAATTCCATGTCCGCGTCGAGCGGGACGACCTTGTTTGCTTTGCCGGGCCCCTTGTACAGTTTCTCCATCTCGGCCATCAGGATGTCGAGCGCTTCCGGCGACATCGCCTTCTTCATCTGGATCACGCCAGAAACGTTCAGCCCATTGCCGAAGAATGCGGCCCCGAACAACTGCGCGGCCCGCGCCCAGCCGATCGACTGTGCCGCATAGTCCATCACGTTGACGCCGACCGGGCCTTCGCCAAACCCGCGCACGTGGAACACGTCCATCATGCCGAGATAGGCGATGCCGGCGGCCCCGTTGTTGATCTGATAGACCAGTTGCCCGGTCACCAAGTCGCGAGTGACCTCGACCCGTTCCGGGTGGATTGGGTGCATCCACAAGGGGCGCCCGGCCGCATCCCGCTCGATCTCTGCGTATCCGTTGCCCCACCGAAGCGCCCAATGGGTCAACGTCTCGCGCCACTGAAACGACGACCACTCCGGGGCCGGCCGCTTGCGGATCAGCCAGTCAACCCGATGCGACGGGGCCAGCACGCCACCGCTCGGCGTTTCCTGCATCACGCGCCACGGCAGCATCGCCACCGTCTGCGAGAGGTAGCGCAGG